TTTTTCTGCTTCCAAGGCAGCTTTACGAGCTTCTGTCTTTTTGTGGGCGAGAAAGTTGAAAGCTGTTGTAACAGAGAGACGTGTAGCTCTTTCCATTTCGAGAATGTTTTCTCCGCAAAGAAAGTAGAAGATCCCTGTCCAGAATCTAGCAGACTTAACATGACGAACTTCGCCTCCATTAGTCTCTGCTTCTCCTCCTGATTCTCCGTCGTCGAGGCCAAAGAGTCCAGAATACTTTCGTAAGAGGCTTTTATGAAATGAAAAAAAAAGTTGATAGCTCCCATTACATTTTTGATGGGCATTGTCTTGAAGAGTTCTGCTCTGAGTTCCAGTGTGTCCGAATCATACTCTTCGATCTTGAACCATGCTTTAGAGATTTCTACTGCAGGTCTGTACATAATAGCCATCATCGTGTGTAGCTTCTTATCTCGCTGTGGATCTTGTCGTAGAACATCCATATCTGCAAGCTCTCCGATTGTTAACTTGTTCAAGTCTAGAAAAGCATAGCACTGATTCTCGATGTAGAAAGATTTTATCAGGGGTGGGTTGTCTTCTAGACCCAAGGGTCCGCGTTGCACTTCATTCCATAAGAGTGTAAATTCTCCCATACCCAGTTTCCTTAAATCTTCGATGGGTGCATCTGAAAGCAAATTGATGATTTCATATTGAGCTTGTACTGACTCAGTAAGAATGAGCAAGTCTACAATTTTGTAGTACTGCTCGATAGTTACATCACCGATCTCGTATTCTTTTTTATCAAGGCTAAATTCTATCATAATAGAGTTTTTTCTGTTTTCGTTCTAGCAAATATTCTACCAAAGATTTCTTCGTATCCTTCTCCGAAGATCTCTACAATCTTTTCTTCAATTTGAGCTTCTGCTGTAGGATCTAATGTGGTCCAGTTTCTGGCTCTGAGTCCTTTTTCTGCGATTGATTTACGCACTGCAAAAGGTAAGCGGCCACCAATAGTTTGTGATCTGAATTGAAATGGAGATCCGCGATTGACTTTGGTTCCATTTACACCTAAGTCTTGAAAGACTCCATAGATCAAATAACCAATACTGATTCTATATCCATCAGGTACTTTAGTGATTGCATACTTGATAGAGTTTTTCAAACGACCAGTATCTACAGGTACTTGCTGCTTGTATTTTTGCACCATGAAGTCTCCGACTACTTTTAAGTCAGCCAAGATTTGATCTTCGATTTCGCTAAATACACCTAGAAAAGTACTCATTTACATTTATGCCTTCCTTGCGCTTTTAGCATTTTACCGCAAGCACATGCAAAGGGTTGTTTATTTTTAAGTGTTTCTGAAATTTTGGACTTCCAAGAACTAACATGATCTTCTCCTTTTGAAAAGAATGTATCAACTCCTTTTACTGCTTTACCCGTCAAGTAAAGTTTCTTTTCACCAGATGAAAGAGATTCTAAGAAGTCAGTTGTAGCAAATCCTCCATACTTTTTCTTTTCTAGATCAGTTTCTAATTCATAGAATTTTTGCCAGTACTCTTCTCTCTTATTTGCTAATAGTAGTGTAGATACTTCTTCTATCACTTGTATTGTGTGAGTATCTTGCATTCCATAGAACTTACCAGTCTTCTGTTTGAAGTGCTGATTTATTCTTCGCCAAAGATCATTAGTCCTTCCGACTTTAACGACCTTTCTAGTCTCGTTTTCGAATATTTTATAGACGGTGTACATATTATATTATAATCATTTTTGGCGAGATTAGATAAAAGGCGCGTTACAAAGATCGAGAGGTGTAATGGCTTCTACATTTAATTGTGTTGTCCATCCAGCTACCGAGTTTAAGTAACCTTCTACAAAAGGAGTAGTCGTAGCTGGTAATTGGATATTGTATCTAAACTCTGTCCAAGTAGTTTGATTAAACTTGGCCATGATATCTCTTGTGATTTCTAAAGTAGATGAGTGTACTGTAGTTTCAAGATCGATTTCGTCTTTTGCAAGATCCATAATGATCATGTCGAAAGAGAAGATCGTAGATCTCCCGTTCATTGTAGCATTAACTGGAACGAGATGTACATAGGGATATTTGAAAGAGTTCTGTGCTTGCTGATCATCACTCTTCATTGCAATTTCTACGTCCGAAAGAGGTCCTACTCTAAAAGACTTTATTGCCAAGTTAGAAAGTGCCAGCTCTTTTAGTGCTGAGATCAATTTGCTGTATGTAGTAGCGTAGACTATAGACATCCTTTACTTTTTATATAGATATAGCGGTTTCATGTTTTGAACTAGAAAATAGTTTTCCAAAAGTTTTTTGTTCTCGATTTTTATATATATATTTGTACTATAAATTTAAAAACAACCATGAAAGCAATTTTAATCGACACAAGGTACGCTGTAATGATCACGTACGCCAATCTTTCAGAAAATCCTAGAGAAAGGTACAAAGAAACTTTATCACTCCTTGAAGCAGACCACTTAGAGTTTGTAGATTTTATTGGAGATGTAGATTCGGAACCAGATGCTATACTGACAGGATTCGTAGGAGATAAGCCTGCGTATCCAACTGGCAAGTATCTTATTTCAAATGATAATGGAGATGTTAAGTTATCTGTTGCACAAGCCATGGAATTGTTTTGAACTATGAAAAATGAATCTATAAAACTATTGCGCATTACTTTCGATGCATTTGAAGACGGGCAGTTTTTTTTCTATTGTAAAACATCTACTGAAATCGATCCTAGTTGGCCTTCTGACTGGCCTTACCCAGAATTAACTTATGAAGGCATTGTATCTGATTTAAATAAAATGATAGATGCAGGTTTACCTCTTTATGAAATGTACCATAAAGTGCGATCATTAAGCCCTTGGGAGAATCAAGAATATTGGAATACAGATGAGAAATATAGCTGTGATGACGCTGACATCTTTATCGGTGGCGATGACGATGACCTCGAAAACTATCCTATTTATCTCGAAATCCACTAGTTTCTACCCTGTGCTTCTGTTCTAAAAATAGTTGAATTCTTTGCGATATTAGGTAATTCATCTCTGAACTTGTAAGCTGTCAAAAGATTCTGTCTACTAAATCGGTCTGGGACTATTCCTGGACCGATTGTTGATTGTATACCTGGTTGTTGTATTGCGACTTGTGGATCACATAAGTAGATATTCAGATCTGCCCTCTCTAAGAATCTATCGATATGAGATACTGCACGCGGAGAGTGCGGATCATATTCTCTCATTACTTTACTCATTGCAAAACTATTCCATAGAACCATGTGGCAGCCAGTGAAAGCTTTTACCTTTTTCAAGTAGGGAGTTGATGAAATAGATTCTGCTTCCACTCCGTATGCTCCACCGAGTAACACATCCCAGTTAGGTGGTAAGAGTTGCCACATCTTCCAGAACCAGTGATAAGACTGTGCACATGTGAATCGGCAATCATCTTCGAAGATCAGACACATATTGGGTCCACCGGTTTCTTCGGAGAACTTGTGAGCTGCATTAAACATCGAGATGAGAGTAAGTCCGAGACCTGTTTGCCCACGTTCATGTTCCATTGCAGTCCACTTTGTTACATTTGTATAGCCGACTTTCATCATTTCTTGTCTAAATGCATCGAGTCTTTCTGTGTCTTGTTCACGATTGATTACCCACGATGGGATTTTTGAGTGAACATCTGGGAGTTGGTTTCGGTTTAAAATTTGATTGATACTCATTTGTTGTTTTCTATTTGTATGTGTATAGTTTCTTCGTGGGATCTATTGGCTCTAGTGGTAGTCCTTCTTCATCAAGGGTTTTTCGTTTTCGTGAGTAGAAACCGTAAGAAGCATTGTTCTCCATTTTAGATACTCCGTAGCGTAGAGCATCCATTAAGTGATTATGCTGATCTTCGGGACGCTCTCCTGTTTTATCCCAAGAGTACAAGTTATATTCATCAACAAGATTCTTAGAAGAAGGATCGCAGAAGACCTCGAGCTGGTGAAGCTTATTAATACCATTACGGATAGAGTCGGGTCCTTTGTAGCATTTCTGGAGGTTTCTCCAGCCCATTCGGTTTAACTCCTCAATAGATTTGGGTTCGGCAGAGTCTGCATAAATGATAGATGTCTTTTTAAGACCTGCTTTTTCGAGCATTACCGAGATATCTTCATTGGTTAGACCTGTTTCGTAAAGTAGTTCTTTGATCCAGATCTTGTTTCCCTTCTTTTTGATTTCGACAAGTGCAGAGGGATCATTAGAGAAACCAAAGTCTAATCCATAAAAGACTTGTGCTTCTGGATCAGGTGAGTACTCGAAAGACCAGTGTTTAAAGATACGACCCAGCAAGCCTTCAGACCAAGCACCCATAATATGGTGACTATAGTACTCGGGATCGATCTCTCTCATTCGTTCCCATTCGAGTACTTTTTTGGGATCGATGTTTTCGATATTACAGTGATATGTAGTATGAATGTATTCGTGATCTTCTGACCATTTTGGATTTGGCTTTCCGTCGATATACCACCGCTTGAAAATCCAGTGTCTTACTGTGGTAGGGTTGAAGAGTAAGAAAATTTTTCTTTCGACTCCTTTGGTTCTGAATGAGTCATTCAGCTTAATAAATTCTTCTTCAGAAGGTAATTCAACTGCTTCGTCAATAAGTAGATGAGTTACTCGGGATAGACCTTTACCTCGAGCTGTCATTGTGCCATCTGCAAGTCGCATTGCGTGAGTAATAATCATGTTGCCATTAGATGGATTAATGACTTCATCACCCTCGATTCGCAGAAATGATTTGATACCCCATTGCTCTGCAAGATCTAAGATATCTCGATAGATAGAACTCTTGATACTTTTCTGTGTGTAACGGGAGATTACACCACGAAAGAATTCATCTCCCATTAGCTTGATTAGGAAATAAGCTGCAATCTGCGTACTCTTGCCGCTTGCTCTTCCGCCTGATATAAGATAATAGCTCTTGTCTGAGTAAAAGACTGGAGCATATTCGTCTAATATCCGGAATTCCTTTTTCACTATTTCTTTAATAATTTAATTTTCAACCACACTATTTCAGGACAATTGTATAACCACCAAAAAAACCAATATATCTTTTTCAAATTATAGTGCTTTGATTACTTTAATTAGATCTCTGAGAGTTGATCTTAAACAAGAGGGACAGCCATTCGGTTTCTTATTACTACCCAAGATTCTATTGTGCAGAGAATAGACTTTTGCGATATCTTCTGCTGAATACAGTCGGCTAGATGCTGTAATGAGATCTGAAAAGATTAAGAGCTCTTGTCTCAGCTCATCACTTATTTCTATTTTGTTCTGCATATTCTTTTTTCATTTTTGCGAGTTCTTCTTTCCATGTATGGGGACACATTTCTTTCAAGGATGCAAGCAGATGATTAGCCGGTGCTTTTCGGGGTTCGGTCTTGTGTTTGCGACACTCTTTTAGCATCTTGTTAACAGCAATATCTTCTTTGCTCTGTCCTGTGTAACCTCTTCCCATTAGTTTAGTTCTGTTTGATCCCAGACAAGTAAATAATGTTCATTGTAGCCTCCGTTTTCGAAGTGTCTCTGCCAGACTTCTTCTACATCAGATGCATGTCCACTGAATACAGTTTCGTGAGTTCGTTCGTCGATGATTTCGTATTTAAACATTATTCAGTTACTATTTTATAGAATAGCTCTCCCAGATACCCTGCAATAAACATACAGGGTATCGAGATGAGTCCATAGTTATTCAGCAGGAGTGTTATCAGTGTTATCCAACTCGGTAGGCACATCGGACAGTTCAGCGGCTTGCCTTCTAGTTTTACGTTTAGGAGTATCGACAGTATTCTCAGAAGTTTCTGGTACACTGGGTTCAGTAACAGTCCCGTCGTACTGAGCGATATCAGCAGGGTCAGGAGTAGGGAGTGGAATATTTGTTGCATCTTCTTGTTTTATTTCAAAGCCATCTTCATAGATTTGTATTCCAGTTTCTGCTGGAATATCCAGTTTCTTACGCCAGAAATTTGCATTGATATCCAGTTTTTCTGGATTAGATTCAAAGACTTGATCGTGTCCTTGGAAACGCCATTTGATACGTCGAGGTGCGCTGATTTCTACACCATTTTTGAAAAATTGAAAGCTCATATTATAGGTTCTTTTTTATGTGTTTTCTCACGCGGTTTATTGTTAATGAGATACT